TGATGTATTAAATCCAATTGTGGGGAGTTTGGTTCTTGAAGTTGGAGATAAAATTGAAATTGAAGGTTCTGCAAATAATGCTATGAAATTTACTATGAGTATTTTAGAATCTGCAAAGTAAGTAAATGTCAAGACTAAATAGCGGTGCGGTAGTAGGTGCAGACGGTCAGTTTATCTCTCTTGAAGATGCGGAGAGGTATCTAGGACTACCAGATACGAATGCAAAAGTTCTAGCGTCAAATACGGACGGAACTAGATTTTGGACTACTGGTGGTGCTCAGGGAGACATCGGTGCCCAGGGAGCTCAAGGTCGTCAAGGAGCTCAGGGTGCTCAGGGGCAAGGAGTTCAAGGTGCTCAGGGTGCTGCAGGACCTACTGGACCACAGGGCGTACAGGGCGCACAAGGTAATACTGGACCTACTGGACCTACTGGAGCTCAAGGTGTTCAAGGTGCCGTGGGTGGAACTGGTGATCCCGGCGATACTGGTCCTACGGGACCAGCAGGTCCTTCAGGACCTCAAGGTGTTCCCGGACCTACTGGTCCCACAGGACCAATGGGTACAGTAGGACCTCAAGGTGTTCAGGGTGCTACCGGAGGAACTGGCGCAACAGGACCTCAAGGTGCTCAGGGAGTACAAGGTGTTCAAGGTGCTACGGGACCAACAGGACCTCAAGGTATCCAGGGAGCACAAGGTGTTCAAGGTTCTACAGGATCAACAGGACCTCAAGGTGTTCAGGGTGCTATTGGAGAAACTGGTACAACAGGACCTCAAGGTGTTCAAGGTGCAACAGGATCTCAAGGTATTCAAGGATCTGCAGGCACCTCTGTAACAATCGTTGGTTCTGTACCTTCAGTTACAACTTCAAGTCCTAATACAACTTTAACAGCAAACGATACTGGATTTTCTTGGTATCCACCATCCACTGGAGATGGTGTTATTGCTCAAGATAGTGGAAAACTTTGGGTTTATAACGGAAGTGATTGGGATGATGTTGGAACCATTGTAGGACCCCAAGGACCTCAAGGTGTTCAGGGGGCACAAGGTGTTCAAGGTGCTACAGGGCCCACAGGACCTCAGGGTGTTCAGGGTGCTACCGGAGGAACTGGAGGAGCAGGACCTCAAGGTGTTCAAGGTGCTACAGGGCCCACAGGACCTCAGGGTGTTCAGGGTGCTACCGGAGGAACTGGAGGAGCAGGACCTCAAGGTGTTCAGGGAGCACAAGGTGTTCAAGGTGCTACAGGGCCCACAGGACCTCAGGGTGTTCAGGGTGGAACAGGACCTCAAGGTAATCAAGGGTTAACTGGGGGAACAGGACCTCAAGGTGTTCAGGGAGCACAAGGTTTCCAAGGAAGGCAAGGAGCAACGGGACCAACGGGCCCAACAGGACCTCAAGGTATTCAGGGCGCAACTGGTGTAACCGGTCTAACTGGACCAACTGGACCTACAGGACCACAAGGATTTCAAGGTGTTTTGGGACCAAATGGACCAACTGGACCAACCGGTACTCAAGGTGCTCAAGGTGCTCAAGGTACAACAGGAGCAGGAACTCAAGGTCCTCAAGGTTTAACTGGTGGAACGGGACCCCAAGGTGTTCAGGGAGCACAAGGTGTTCAGGGTGCATTTGGACCCACAGGACCCCAAGGTGTTCAGGGAGCACAAGGTGTTCAAGGTGCCACAGGTCCTTCAACAACTATTAATGCTACTGCTGTAACAAATGATGCTACTTATTATCCAATATTTGTAAGTGGTGTAGGCAACAATACGCCAAGTATTAGAACTTTAGCGACTGCATTTACATTTAATCCCGGATTAAATGGTGGATCTTTAACTGTTGGTGGAGATATTAATTCTGGTTCCGACGAAAGACTTAAGAAAAATATTGAAACTATTGAAAATGCACTCAAAACTATTGAAAGTATTCGTGGCGTAAGATTTAATTGGAAGTTGAGTGGAAATCCATCAATTGGTGTTATTGCACAAGAACTCGAAACAGTTCTTCCTGAACTTGTAAATGGCAATGAAAACAAAACAGTCAATTATAGTGGATTAATAGGAGTATTAATTGAAGCTATAAAAGAACTTAAAGAAAGAGTTGAAGTTCTTGAAGTAAATTCTAAATAAAAATATAAGGAGTATCCAATGTCTGCAATAACAAGAAATAGAGAACTTTCCCAACTTGGGTCCTTTATTTACATCGATGATGTAACAAAAAACATTGGAATTGCAACAGACTTAACTCCTAACGTTGGAATTGGAACTACAAATGCTACATCAAAACTTTCTGTAGTTGGTAATGTCAATATTTCGGGTGTTGTAACGTCATCCAATTTCTATGGTGGATTCATAGGAACCGCAACTAATGCTATCACTGCAAATTATGCAACAGTTTCTGGATTATCAACAGTTGCGGTTGGTATCGAAACTACAAGTAGCGTCAATACTTCTGGTATTATTACGGCATCTGCATTTTATATTAATGATGTACTACTGATTAATCCGGAGTTTTCAACTTGGTCTTATACTGGTTCTGCTGGTATTGCCAATACAGTATATCGTTTAGGTGATGTTGGAATTGGTACTTCAATTGGAGTTAATGAAAAACTGACAGTGAATGGCAATGTTTCTGCAAATCGATTCACTTCAACAGTTGCATCAGGCACTGCTCCATTTACAGTTTCATCAAGTACCCTTGTTACAAACCTCAATGCGGACTTCTTAAGAGGTAAAACATCACCCTTAGGTGATATTGTTGGTACAACAGACACTCAAACTATTACAAATAAAACTCTAACGTTTCCAATCATAACATCAATTTCTAATGGTGGAACAGTTACTTTACCATCTTCAACAACAACTTTAATTGGTAGAGATACAACTGATACTCTTACAAATAAAAGTATTGCCGCAAGTGGAAATACTATTTCTGGAATTACAAATGCAAATCTTTCCGGATCTGCTGGAATTACAAATGCAAACTTAGCAAATTCCACAATATCTGGAGTTTCTCTTGGAAGTAGTCTTGCATCATTAAGTTTTAGTGGTTTTATTAGTGCCACTGGTTCTTACAATGGTTTTACTGCAGTTTCTGTTTCTGTAGCGGCAACAACAGCAAATACTGCAAATAGTATAGTTGCTCGTGATTCTTCCGGAGACTTTACTGCAGGATCTATAAATTGTTCTAACTTAACCGCAACATTTGCTGTTACTGCAGCAGATATTAACTCAACTAGTGATCTTCATCTTAAAACTAACGTTAACACAATTGAAAACTCCCTAGATATAGTCAATTCGTTAAGAGGAGTTTCTTTTGATTGGAAGATGAATCATAAAAAGTCTTATGGCGTCATCGCACAAGAACTTGAACAAATCCTTCCCGATTTAGTTACAACTCAACAAAATAAATCTGTAAATTATAATGGATTGGTTGGAGTTTTAATTGAAGCAGTCAAAGAACTTTCTGCAGAGGTTGAAGAACTTAAGAAAAAGGTTTCATAAATATTTAAAAATCCCAAATCACAATGGCAGTTGCTGAAATTACCAATATTGTAATCGAAAAAGGAACTGATTTTGAGGCAACTTTTAATCTATTTGATCCAGACCAGTCTGCAACAGTTCTTTCAGGACTCACTACAACTTATGCATCCATTCGTAAGTATCCAGATTCAACAACTGGTGAAGAATTTTCAAAAACAATTACTGCAGGAACTGGAACAGATATGTGTTGGTTTATGATTCCGCAACTGGAAAGTGGAAAGATATGAACCCAGATGAAGTTCTTTCTGCAGCAACTCTTCAACCAGATGCAGATAGAACAACTTATTCATTACCTACTGAATTTGAAAATAAACTTGATGTTGATCTCGACGATCGTATTGACCTCGACGCTGGTACTTTTTAGTTAAACTAAATAACTAAAAGTAAATAGCGTAAAGAAATGCCTGCACCCGTACTTCAGTTTAAGAGAGGTAATGCAGGAGTAGCAGGGACAGTTCCAGCACTCCGTCCAGGTGAACCAGCAATTTCATTAAACAATTTTGATTTCTTTATTGGTATTGATACCTCAGTCGCAAACAACAAATTCTTCGGTTCCCACCGTTACTGGGGGAGAGAAGATGGAACCAATGCACTTAAGTTAAAATTAGTTGATAAAGACGGAACTAATAGTATAAATCTTAAAGCACCTGATACACTTGCTGGAATTGTAACTTATACACTTCCAGAAACGATTAATGACGGATATTTTCTAAAGACTAATTCTACTGGTGTTCTTTCTTGGGAACAAGTCGTAAGCAATATTAACATCGCTGCAGATACTGGGACTCCCGATAATGTCAGTACAGGTGCAACGATTACATTCACTGGTGGAACAAATGTTAATACTGCAGTCACCGATGATACAATAACAATTAATCTTGATGACAATATTAATGTTTCTGGTGTTGCAACTGTTGGATCTTTTGTTTCTAACAATGGTGGATCATTTAATGGTGATGTTCAGATCAACAGCAACTTAACTGTAAATGGTAACGTCACTGTTGGTGGCACTACTATTTCATTAAGAGGTGAAGACGTTTTTATTGAAAACAAAGATATTATACTTGGATATACAACTTCTATAACACCAAATGATGACACTGCAAATCACGCTGGTGTTGCAATTGCATCAACAGAAGGAACTCCACTAACTTCATTTTCTGCAACTGGAATTAATACTCTTCCAGATACTTATAAACAGTTAATGTGGTTTAAGAGTGGAACTCTTGGATTTTCTACTGATGCATTTGCCTTTAACTATGGTGTTGCCATTGGAACTACAACAATGGCAAATGGTGTTCGTCTTGCTGTTGGATCTAATGTAACTGTCACCGATACTACAGTTACTGCAACTACGTTTAGTGGATCACTTTCTGGTAATGCATCGTCCGCAGATCAAGTTAAGACAGTCACTGCTGGAGATGCTGCAGGAAATTACTATATAACTTTTGTAAATTCTCTTAATGGTTCTGCAACCAATGAGACTGTTTATACTGACGATGGTATTTACTACAATCCTGGCACAAATACACTTACTTCACAGAATGGATATTTTACTGGCAATTTAACTGTTGATGGTACAATTAATGCAACAATTACCGGTACTGCATCAACAGCAACCCGAGCAATCACAGTTGATACTACAGGAACTTCAACTAATGCTGATTACTTTGTAACTTTCGTTGATACTCTTGCTGGCCAAAATGGAGAGACTGTTCGTGTAGGAAGTGGTTTATCAGTCAATCCTTCCAGTGGAGATGTTAAGGCAGCAGGTTCATTAAGTGTTGGTAATGCAAGTGCTGTTAATGCATACCTTAAAGCAGGTGGTGGATCTAATGCACTTTATCTCTACAGCAATGGTGACGTTTCATTCCAGGCAAAGGCAATTGTTAATGAAATTAGAAGTTCATCAAATGCTTCCACATTAATTACCTTAAATGATCTTGATGCTACTTTTGCAAATAATGTTAAGATCACAGGAATAACAACTACATCACAACTTACTGTTGGAACTGGTGTAGGTATTACTCAGTTCTCTGCTTCAGTATCTACTGGTTCTTCAACTTCTTCTGTTCCTACTTCATCGGCAGTTATTGATTATGTTGGAACTCAAGTTGGAAACATTGATCTAACTACAACTATTGCTGGCGACACTGGTACTGGATCTGTTAGCACTTCCCAAACATTTACAATTGCAGGAACTGCAAACGAAATTGAGACTTCTGCTTCAGGGCAAACAATCACTGTTGGTCTTCCTGATGCAGTTGTTGTTGGAACTTCTCTAAGTGCTCCTACGGTTAGGGCAAATATTATTCAGTCACAAAATACTGGTGCAACTGTATTTACATTAACTGCAGATGACGCACAAGTCGCTGGTGACTTTACTGTTGGTGGAAATCTTTATGTCAATGGAAATACTACTCAAATTAATACAACTTCCCTAACAGTTGAAGATCGTACTATTCAACTTGGAATGGTTGATGGTGCTGCTCCATCTACTGCAACAACTTGGGATCTCGGTGTTCTCTTTAATTATTACACCGATAGTGCAAAACAATCCGCAGTTGTTTGGGAACACGCAGATGCAAGATTTAAGTTCGGTTCTGTAATTAGTGATGGTGGTGGAACTGGAAATGATAATCCACAAATTACAGTTTCTACATTTGCACCCATTGAAGTCAGTGCTCTTTGGGTAACTGACTGTGCAGGAACTTCTCAAGTTATTTCTTGTACTGGTTCAACAAGATATCTAGAAAATATCACTGTTGATGCTGGAACTTTTTGATAATTAATTTATAAATCCTAAATACACCCAGAAAACTGGATGTATTTTTTATGTCTGAAGATGATTTGAAGGCAGTGCTTGCAAAATATCAACAAAAATCTTTTGAGTTATTCAATCAAAACATTGTATTAGAAACACAAGTAGAAAAACTTACCGTAACTGCAAATAATTTAAGTGTTGAATTAGAAAAACTGCGAAAACAAAAAAGAGGAACAAAGGTAGAGGAAGATTTCTCATAAATATCTAAAATCCTTATATAAGGATTTCTACGGTCTTTACCACTATGCGAATAAATGGCTGATCCCATCATAAGAGTTAAAAGATCTACTGTTCAAGGAAAAATACCAACCAACGAACAATTAGGTCTTGGAGAAATAGCTATTAACCATTATGATGGTAAAGTTTTTATTCGCCAAGATACTGGTGGAGTAGGAGTAGGAACAACAGTTATTTCTATTGGCAATCAAGGACCTCAAGGGGCACAAGGTGTTCAAGGTGTTCAAGGTGTCCAGGGTGCTATAGGAGCGCAAGGTGCTCAGGGAGCACAAGGTTTTCAAGGTGCTCAAGGTGCTCAGGGTGATGTTGGAGCACAGGGTTCACAAGGTTTTCAAGGTGTCCAGGGTTCTCAGGGATCTCAGGGGGAACAAGGTGTTCAAGGTGCTCAGGGATTCCAGGGAGAACAAGGTGTTCAAGGTGTTCAAGGTGTCCAGGGTTCTCAGGGATCTCAAGGAGAACAAGGTGCTCAAGGATTCCAGGGAGTCCAGGGTGCTGTTGGAGCACAAGGATCTCAAGGTGTCCAGGGAGCACAAGGAGAACAAGGATTTCAGGGTGCTGTTGGAGCACAAGGATCTCAAGGTGTCCAGGGTTCTCAGGGATCTCAAGGAGAACAAGGATTTCAAGGTGCTCAGGGGGAACAAGGATTTCAGGGTGTTCAAGGTGCCCAGGGAGTCCAGGGTGCTGTTGGAGCACAAGGATCTCAAGGTGTCCAGGGAGCACAAGGAGAACAAGGAGCACAAGGTGTCCAGGGAGCACAAGGAGTTCAAGGTGCTGTTGGAGCACAAGGAGTCCAGGGTGCTCAAGGTGTCCAGGGAGCACAAGGAGAACAAGGATCTCAAGGTGTCCAGGGTGCTGTTGGAGCTCAAGGTGCTACTGGACCAGTAGCAGGATCTGCAAATCAAATCGTTTATAAAGATGGATCTAATAATCCCACTGGATCTGCTAATTTAACTTTTGATGGTTCTAATTTATATGTTGGTGGGAACATCACAATCGGTGGTACATCATCATACATTGTATCTAATGAACTTAGAATCAGGGATAAAGACCTCGTAGTTGGTATTGTTACGGATGCTCTTGGTAATGATGTTTCTACAGATACAACAGCAAATACTGGTGGTATTGCGATTGCTTCTACCGAAGGTAGTCCATTAATTAGTTTAACTTCTGGCGGAGAAGTAACACCAGATACTTATAAGCAGTTAATGTGGTTTAAGTCCGGTAGTTTTACTGGTCTGAATACTGATGCTTGGATATTTAATTATGGTGTAGGTATTGGATCCACACAAATTCCTTTAGGAGTGAGACTTGCTGCAGGTGGTATGCAAGTTACTGATAGCACTCTAAATATTCCACAACTCAATATTTCGGGAATATCAACTTTTAGTGGTCAAATACAACTCAATTCTTCATTAAAAGATTTTTATGGTCAAGTAGGTACTGGTTCTTCAGTTCTTGTTTCTACTGGTGCAGGTGTTTCTTGGGCTAATATTTCCCAAGTAGCATTACAAGGACCTCAGGGTGCTCAAGGAGTTCAAGGTGCTCAAGGAGTTCAAGGTGCTCAAGGAGTCCAGGGTGCTCAAGGAGTCCAGGGTGCTGTTGGTGCTCAAGGAGCACAAGGAGTTCAAGGTGCTGTAGGTTCCCAAGGATTCCAAGGAGTCCAGGGTGCCCAGGGAATTCAGGGAGCACAAGGTGTTCAGGGTGCTCAGGGTGCTCAGGGTGCTGTTGGGGCTCAAGGAGTCCAGGGGGCCCAGGGAATTCAGGGAGCACAAGGTGTTCAGGGTGCTGTTGGTGCTCAAGGTGCTCAAGGAGTCCAGGGTGCTGTTGGGGATCAAGGTGCTCAAGGTGTCCAGGGAGCACAAGGTGTCCAGGGTGCTCTAGGAGCACAAGGTGCTCAGGGTCGTCAGGGTGCTCAGGGAGCACAAGGAGCACAAGGTGTCCAGGGTGCTCAGGGAGCACAAGGTGCTCAAGGTGCTCAAGGTGCTCAAGGAGTTCAAGGAGCACAAGGTGTCCAGGGTGCTCAGGGTGTTCAGGGTGCTGTAGGAAATAAAGGAGGAACCCCATATACATTCAGTACGACTACAACTGATGCAGATCCCGGTAATGGAGTTATCGCATATAATAATGCAACAATAGGTTCAGTAAATACAATTTTTATTGATAATAATGACTCTAACTCAAATGTACAAACAACTTGGTATGATACTTGGGATGATTCGACCAACACTCAAAAAGGATATTTAATAATAACAGGAGCAACAGCAGCAAGTACTGTTGTAAACACTTGGAGTGTAACTGCTATTGCTGCTGCAGCAGGATATTATAAAATTACAGTTTCTCATATTTCCGGTTCATTACCTGCTAATGGCGCAGCACTAACTGTAGAATTCTCAAGAACTGGAGACCGAGGAGCACAAGGAGCACAAGGTGTCCAGGGTGCTCAGGGTATTCAGGGAGCACAAGGTGTCCAGGGTGCTCAGGGTATTCAGGGAGCACAAGGTGTCCAGGGTGCTCTAGGAGCACAAGGTGCTCAGGGTCGTCAGGGTGCTCAGGGAGCACAAGGAGCACAAGGTGTCCAGGGTGCTCAAGGTGTCCAGGGTGCTCAAGGTGTCCAGGGTGCTCAAGGAGTTCAGGGAGCACAAGGTGTCCAGGGTGCAACGGGACCTTCAACAACAGTATCCGCATCAGGAACTCAAGCAGCAACCACTTTTTACCCAGTTTTTGTTGCCGGAACTGGAAATCAAACCCCATCTATTGGTATTCAAGGTGCTTCAATTTTAAGTTACACTCCTTCAACAGGAACTTTAACTACAACTGACTTTAATTCCACTTCAGATATAAAATTAAAAACCAATATTAAACAAATTACAGATGCTTTAGTTAAACTGCTCAAACTAAACGGAGTAACGTTTAACTGGATTGAAACAAATAAACCTTCAGTTGGCGTCATTGCACAAGATGTGGAGAAAGTATTACCAGAACTTGTAAAACAAACTGATCCCAAAACAGTCAATTATGATGGTTTAATTGGTCTTGTTATTGAAGCAATCCGAGAGCAACAAACAGAAATAAATACCATCAAGACAGAAATTGAGAACTTAAAGAATGAAAGGTGAGTGGTGTTATTATAAATCACATTTTTCTCCAGATTATTGTAATTCAATTTTAGAAAGATCGAAAGATTTTCAATTCCAGAAAGCAAATCTTGGAGAAGATGGTTTATCATCTAATAATAATCATAGAAAAAGTGAAGTAACTTGGTTGTATCCACAAGACTTTCCAGAACTTTATGATGAGATTTGGAGATTAGAGAGAGAAGTTAATAAAGAATGGTTTGGATTTCATATAGACAATCTTGAATATATTCAACTTGCAAAGTATGATGGCAATATCAAAGCAGAGTATAAAATTCATCAAGATGTATTTTGGATTAATGAAAATTCAAGGCATCGAAAATTAAGTGCAGTAATTCAACTTTCAGACCCAAACACTTATACTGGAGGAGATTTAGAACTTTTTCATTGTAGAGAATATCCCAACAAAGAAGAAATTAAACAACAAGGTACGATCATATTTTTTCCATCTTTTATTTTTCATCAAGCAAATCCAGTTACTTCTGGAACAAGACATAGTTTGGCGATTTGGTTTGAGGGTCCTAAATGGCATTGAATTATCCTTTCGATTATCGAGTCATTGATAATTTTTTAGATGTAAAACAAGCAAAAACAATATCTCAAGAATTTCCAAATTACAATTCGGATATTTGGTATTGCTATAGCAATCCATTAGAAAATAAAAAGTCTTGCAACAACTGGTATCATTTTGGTTCAGAGACTTATAAAACTTTAGCGCACTTAAATTCCCCAGAGTTCATACAAAATCTTCAAGAACTTACGGGAATATCAAAACTTTATCCTGATATTGGTCTTCACGGTGGAGGACTTCACATTCACGGAAAGGGTGGCAAATTAAATATCCATCTGGACTATTCAATTCACCCTAAACTTAAACTTCAAAGAAAACTTAATCTTATCATTTACCTAACTGAAGATTGGGATTATAGATGGGGAGGTTCATTAGAATTTTGGTCGCATAACGAAGAAACAAATAAACCAGATAAAAAGTATGTAGAAATTAATAATGTGTTCAATCGTGCTGTTTTATTTGATACAACTCAAAATTCTTGGCACGGATTTCCAAAACCACTCACTTGCCCAGAGCATACATATAGAAAGAGTTTGGCAGTTTATTATCTTACTGACCCACCAGAAGATACTGACACAAGATCCAGAGCACTTTACGCACCCACAAAAGAACAAGAAAACAATCCTGACATATTAAATTTAATTAAACAAAGAGTGAATTTATGACATTTAGATCCATTACGATTGATACCACAGGAAAAGTATCAAAATTGTGCAAGATTGCAATGCACTTTAATAGTGATAAGTGCCCATATTCACAGAACACTACAAGTGGGCATCGTCATCCTTATACACCAATTTATGATGATTTGTTTTCTTCATTGAGAGATGAGGAAATTAATGTTGCAGAGATTGGAATTGAAAAAAATGACTCCATCAATATCTGGAGACGTTACTTTCCACTTGCAAAAATCTATGGATATGAGTATAACGATGATTATATTCAGAATGCAGAAAATCAAAATCTCATCGATGTTCAGTATGTGAAGATGAACATCCAGGATGAAAGTTCAATTCAATCTTGTCTTGATCAAGTCGGAGTTAAGTATAATGTTATAGTTGAGGACTCAACTCATATATTTGAGGATCAGATTAGATTTATTAAAAAGAGTATCAATTATCTAAATGAAGGTGGAATTCTTGTAATTGAAGATATTTTTAGAAATCGTAGTGAAGAGGATTATAAAAAAGAACTGCTTGAAGTAGAAAAATATTTTTCAGAGATTACTTTTATTACAGCAGAGCACGAAAATAGATATTCTCCAGGTTGGGATAATGATAAATTGATTGTTCTGAAGAGAAACAATGTCCCTCTTCAGAACTCAAACACAAAATTAAAAGTATTCATCGTAACACCATCAAGACGCCCCTTTAATTTGGAATTCATTGAAAAGACGATTCCCAATGAATGCGAATGGGTGGTAGTGTTTGATAAAACGGTTAAGAATACACATCAAATTGAAAACGCAACGATTATAAATTCAGATGAAACTGGATTCTGGGGAAATCCAAATCGTAATATTGGATTAGAATATATTAAAAATAATCTGAATCCAAGTGATAATGATTGGATTTACATTCTAGACGACGATAATATTCTTCACTCAGAATGGTGGAATACTATTCAATCACACCTTGATTCAACTGATGCAATTATTACTTGGGGACAGTCTTGGCCATCTGGAGAACCAAGAACTGAACCGACAAATGAACCAAAGATTGCAACGATTGATACCTCACAGTACATCGTTCGTTGGAGTGTCGCCAAAGATCTTCGTTTTGAGTGGATTTATGAAGCAGATGGAATTTATGCAGAAGAAGCAGCAAAGAGAGGAACTGTTAAAAAATTAGATCAATATCTAGGATATTATAATTTCCTTCGTGCACACAAACAAGGACAAGAAATTCGTACAAACATCTGTATGATTTCAATGTTTAAGAACGAATCCAAGGGCATTCGTAGAATGCTTGAGTCTGTTTGGAGACATATTGATTTTTATATTTTCCAGGACAATGGATCAACTGACGGAACACCTGATATTGTTCGCGAGTTTTTTGCGGATAAAAACATTCCAGGATTTATCTACGAAGTAGAGGAAGGTTGGGTAAGCTTCGGATGGAATCGTGACCATTTGCTTCAAACGGCACTTCGCAATGATCATGGTTGCGATTGGATTATGAAGATGGATTGTGATGAATATATAGAGGTTGATTCTGATTTTGATTGGTCTGCGTTTTATGACACAACAATTCAGAGTTTTCACGTTGCAGCATTAAATCCTGGTTGCATTTATTATCGTGCTTGGATTTGGAATGCAAAGTTACCCTGGAAATTTAAGCACGATCTTGCGCACGAATGTATCTACCTCGATGATGGTGTAACTGGAGAAAATTTCCAAATTAAAGATCTTCCACGTTCATTAAGAATGTGTGGCACAAACGATGGTGAAAGTTATACTGTAAGAACCAAATATATTAGCGATGCATTAAAACTTGAAGAAAAACTGATTCGTGAAGACACAATGCTCACAGACAGGTATCACTTCTGGTACACTGCAAAAAGTTATATGGATTGTTTTAGAGGAGATTTTTATCCTCTTGGCGAGTATCATTCAAGAGAGTTTGCTCGTCGTGCAATTTTCTACTTTGAGCAGTATCTTGATGTCGTTCACCAAAGAGGAAATCTCCAAAGAGGTATCAATGAAATGTGCTATTATGCAACATTTTGTATTGGTGAATGTTATAAGTTTCTTGGTGATATTGAAAAGGCAATCTTTTACTTCAAGGATGCAGAATCTTTCTGTCCAGTGAGAAATGAACATCTTGTTCATCTCGCACATACTTACAATGAAATGGGACAATATGATAAGATGCTAGAAGTTACGACAAAACTGGTTGATTCTGAAAGAAAACTTCCTTTCCCAGATTATTATTTTCTAATCGATACCAATCTTTATTATGATAGTGGTCCTATTCCACAACACCTACATAATCATGCTTTAGCAAAGGTAAATGAAACTCCCAAAAATGAATCAACCGATTCATTTTCGGTGAGTATTCAAACAAAACCAAGACTATGGATTATTGATAATTTCTATGAAGATCCCTATGCTGTAAGAGAATTTGCATTGAATCAAGAATTTGAAGAAAATCTTGATTATTATAAAGGCAATCGGTCAAAGAATCAGTTCATTGTCCCAGGAACAAAAGAAGCATTTGAAAAAATTATCGGCAAGAAAATTACAAACTGGACAGAAACTCACGGAATGTGTGGCAGATTTCAATATTGCACCGCACAAGACGATCTAGTATATCATTGTGATGGACAAACACTTGCCGGTATGATTTATTTGACTCCTGACGCTCCACATTCTTGCGGAACTTCATTATTTGCACATAAAAGAACGGGACTTCGTAATGAAAATGATTTTGATGATGTAGATGTATTTGGAGAAACCGGTTTCTATGACCGCACAAAATTTGAACTTGTAGATACTGCAGGTAATGTATTCAATCGTTTAGTCTTATTCGATGCAAAGTGTATTCACTCTGCAAATGAATACTTTGGTACAAATAAAAATAACTCAAGACTTTTCCACTTATTCTTCTTTGATTGATTATGAAAGCACACATACGTATCAATGAGAATGGAGATTCAAAGTATTCTTCTGCTATTTTGAACTCATATTTCTACGCAAATCAACTCTCCCAAAATCTTCCAGATTGGTTACTGAATATGGAATCAATGTCTGGAAGAAAGTATAAAAACTTTATCAACCGACTGATCTCTCAAGTTTCTGATGTAAGATACCTTGAAGTAGGAACTTGGACAGGATCAACTGCTTGCTCTGCAATGTATAAAAACAATGTGAGTTGTTTCTTTGTTGATAATTGGGATCAGTTTAATCCTCAAGGTAATGTAAAGAATTTATTTTTTGAGCATACACAAAAAATTAAAGAAGAAAGTCCCAAAGCAAACTTTACTTTTCAGGAAAATGATTTTAGACTCATAGATTACAATCATATTGGCAAATATAATGTTTACTTCTTCGACGGACCTCACGAAGAAGAGGATCAATATGATGGAGTTGTCTATGCTCAACCAGCATTAGATGATGAATTTATTTTTATTTGCGATGATTGGAACTGGCATCAAGTTAGATCAGGAACTGCACAAGCGTTCTCTGATTTGGGCATAGATATAACATATTCACTTGAAGTAAGAACATCTTTAGACGGTTCCACACCAGAAATTGTTTATGAAACAAGTGACTGGCATAATGGTTATTTTATTGCATCCTGTAAGAAAAAATGAAATTTAGTATTATTACACCCTCACATAAGTATCAAACTTATATTGAAGAACTTTACGCAAGTATTTCAAAACAAACTTATCAGAATTGGGAATGGATTTTGTATCTCAATGGAAAGTTTAAAAAAGATCAACTTTCAAATGAAATTCTCAACGATGAAAAAGTAAAAATTTATACCAACTATGATGGCAATACAAATATTGGATATGTAAAGAATAAAGCATTTTCTCTAGGAACTGGTGACGTTCTTGTTGAAGTAGATCACGATGATATTCTTACGCCAGAATGTTTAGAAAATCTTGCAGAAGCATTTGAAAACAATCCCGACTGTGGATTTGTCTATAGTGATAATGCAACTTATCATATGGAGAGTAAGTTTATCCCATACAATCCCCTTTTTGGATGGACATATAAGGACTTTGATTGGAATGGAAAGCAACTGATTGCAATGAATTCTTTTGATCCATCCAGTCACGCACTATCATACATTTGGTATGCTCCAGATCACGTTCGTGCCTGGAGAAAAAACATTTATGATGAAATTGGAGGACATAATGTAGAACTTTCTATGTGCGATGACCACGAACTGATGATAAGAACTTATCTAGTTACAAAGTTTTATCACATTCCCAAAGTTCTTTATATTTACAGAATTACTGGTGATAATAGTTTTCTTGAGAGAAATGAAGCAATTCAAATCAAAACAAAAGAACTTCATAATCAATATGCACAACTTCTTGCAGAAAGAGATGCTGATTTGAATGGATTATTGAAGATTGATATCGGAGGCGGACTTTTTCCAAGAGAAGGTTATACGACGATTGATCAAGAAGGTGGTCATATTACCTGCGATCTAAATGATGGTATTCCTCTAGAAGATAACAGTGTTGGTGTCATCAATGCTTCGCACGTTATTGAACACCTAAAAGATCCAATCAAGACGATGAAAGAGATTCATCGAGTTCTTGCGCACGGAGGTTGGGCATTTATTGAGGTTCCTTCTACTGATGGTAGAGGAGCGTGGCAAGATCCAACTCATGTATCATTCTGGAATGAGAATTCTTTTTGGTATTATACCAAACAATCTCATGCGCAGTTTATTCGTAATAAAGATATCAAGTTCTCATGTCTAAGACTAGAAACCAACTGGTGGGATCATAATATCGCAGTTGTCAATACTCATCTTGTTGCAGTGAAGGATGGTGTGAGATATCCAGGTCCTATTGAGATGTAACTTGACATGAATAGTTGATTGTGTTTATAATCTGCCTTGTCAAGGTTGAAAGTTAATTTAATTATAAATAAGTTATAGTTAAGCCGAGTGGAGACACGAAGATGGCATCAAGGAAACTCTTTCTTATTGCTGGAGGGTGATAAGTGGCAATTAAGATAAGTAGCAACACTGTTATTGATAACAGTAGAAATTTAACTTGTATTGCTACTGCTTGCGCTGATTCCGCAGGTGGAAATTGGATAGCAACTCAAGCAGAAGCAGAAGCAGGTTCAGATAATACTCAACTTATGACCCCATTAAGGGTTTCACAAGCAATTACGAAGTTAGCAGGTATGAAAGACGCAGACATTAACTGGTCAGCATGTAATGTAGGATGTTCCGTAAGAGGTGGTGGTAATGTAATCAGAAAAACGGGTGGAGTTATCTGGATTGTAGCGCCATCAACAGCAGAAGCATCTTCTACATGGCCTATGGGTTATTGTAATGGAAATTCTGGATCAACACCAAACCAAGCACAAAGAATCACTGGTCGTTCTGGATGGTTTATTCCAGATTTAGGTATGCTTCAATGTGCTTATGCTTGTAGATCTTATTGGGATACTTATTCCTCGGGCTGCTACTGGAGTTCTGCTGAGTTCACTACCAGCCATGCGTTCGCTGTGTACTTTGGTAATGGCTGCACGAGCTGCAACATTAAGTGCTTCAGCAGCTGTGTTCGTCCGTTTCGGGTCGTGTGCTATTGAACTTTGTACTTTGTTTTTTGTATTTTGTAACGAGATTTTTTATGGTAGAAGAACTGAAAATATATAAAGATACAAGTGAATTAGTTAAAAGAGTTTTTATAATAGTTAAAAATTTCCCTAGAGATTATAAGTATACTATTGGATCTAGAATTCAAAATACTGCATTAGATTGTGTTGAGTTGATTTATAAAGCATCTAGACATAAGCAAAAAGAGAAAGACTTAGATGAGTTAGTATCTTCTTTAGATTTTTTATCTTATTTAATTAGAATTTCTAAAGACATGAATATTGTGACAGAAAAACAATATTCTCTTTATATTGAAAGAAGTATTCCATGCGTAAAACAAGCATCAGGATGGTTGAGGTCTGCTAAATAGTTGAGTCATTCATAATGAGCAGAATATTATTTCGTCAAGAAATAGTAGTGTACTCAACTCACGCGATTTTCATACCTTAATAGGGTAAAGGTTTTAAATATATTTTTAAAACACTTTCTTCTAAAGAGAAACTTGTGAATGAAAATCAAATTTGTTGTTCCTCGAACAACTACTGGAGTTCTACTGAGAACAATACCAACAATGCGTACAATGTGAACTTTAATAATGGCAACACGAACAACAACAATAAGAACAACAACAACTGTGTTCGTCCGTTTCGGGAGTGAGAAGTTATGAATGACATCACATTTGAAGAAGTTGTAACAGCATATTACGACTGCAGAAGAAATAAAAGAAATACATCACAACAATTAGAATTTGAGTTTCATCTAGAACAAAATCTTTGGAAACTCTATGAAGAATTAAATCAAGAAATTTTTACTCCAGAAGCACATAATTTTTTTATTATAACTTACCCCAAACCAAGAGAAGTTTGGTGCTCAAATTTTAGAGATAGAATAGTTCACCACTTAATTTATAATAGAACAAATTATATTGAGAATGACTATATTGATAGCACTTTTGCATGTTTAAGAGGAAAAGGAACTTTAAGGTGTGCTCAAAAAGTACAAAAAACGATGAGAAATTTGTGGAAAGAAAAAGATGACTACAGATTTCTTCATGTAGATATTGCAAATTTTTTTGTTTCAATTGATAGAGAAATTATCAAAAAACAACTATATCCAAAAATTGAAAATAAAACTACTATCAAACTTATAGAAATATTTTTAAATCAAGTTCCAACAGAAAATTATTACTATACTGGAGATCCAAAATTAAGAGAGTTGATTCCAGATAGAAAATCACTATTTGGGAAGTCTACTGGTCTTACTATTGGAAACTTAACATCTCAAATTTTTGCCAATCATTACTTAAATGAATTTGATTGGTATTGTAAAGAAAATATATCTCAACATTATTTTAGATATATGGATGATTTACTATTTTTTATACTTAAAGATCAAAAAATATATCAAATTATTGATGATATTAATGATTATTTGGCAACTTTAAATATGACTTTAAATTCGTCAAAAACAAAACATAATAAACTTGAGCATGGTGTAAATTTTGTTGGATACTTTATTAGACCATTCTGCAAATATGTAAGAAATTCAACTAAACAAAGAGCAAAATTGGCAACAAACTGGAAATCAATTAATTCTTATTATGGACTCATGAGACAAGCAAACTGTTACAATTTGAGAAAAAAGATTGCTATTCAAAACAATCTAAATATGATAAACTATGAAAAGATGAATCAATTACCATGAATTTGACTACAGTTTTCTCTACACCAATTTGGCAAACAGAATATCCACATTTTGAAGAAAATAAGGCACAGTTCACTCAAGCAATAAGAGACTTAAAAGAAAAATATCCAGAAGGAGTTAAGAAATCAAATCTTTTTGGGTATCATTCTCATGAAAGAATTCATGAGGAAGATTCAAGAATTCACCCACTTCTTCATTATGTTGGAGAGATGGCAGTTAAGGCAGCAGAAGATCTTGGTTTTATTTCAGTTGATGTTGCACTGACTTCTGTGTGGTTTAATATCAGTGACAGTAGACAATGCATGAATGCAGAACATACGCATGGAGATACATTTTCTGGAGTATTTTATCTCAAAGCACCAGAAGGTAGTGGTAAATTAGTTCTACAGAATACAGGAATCAATAGATTGTGGCAAGGACTTTCTTTGGTTGAAAGAAAAAATCAATTTACTGGAGAAAAAATTAGCATTGCTCCAGTAGAAGGAAGTATTGTTATGTTTCCATCATATCTTCCTCATTGGGTAGAACCTAATGATCATGATGATGAAAGAATTTCAATTGCTTTTAATGCAATTTGTCTTCCTGAAGGTTCACTTGGTGTTCCACAACAAAATGCAGAATAAAGAATACTATTTTATTTCCGGTCTTCCAAGATCTGGTTCTACATTACTTTCTGGAATACTCAAACAAAATCCAGAGTTTTATGCTGATATTACTTCACCAGTATCAGGAGTAGTTCAAAATACAATTAATGGAATTAGTGGAAGTGAAAATAATTTAAATGTGGATGAAGAAAGAAGAAAATCAATACTTCAAGGAATTTTTGATGGGTATTATTCATTCACAGAAACTCCAGTAATCTTTGACACATCAAGAGCATGGACTGGAAATACTCCATTACTTAAAGCACTTTTTCCCTACACTAAAATTCTTTGTTGTGTAAGAGATATTGGATGGATTTTAGATTCCTTTGAAAGAATTTCTGCAAAAAATCCATTTCATACAAATACACTAATTCCACAAGAACATAATGCAAATGTGTTCTCAAGATGTGATGCAATGATGAGTAAAGAAGGTGGAATAGTAATGAGTGTATGGGCACTACTCCATGAAGGATATGCAATGAATCCTGATATGATTAAGTTAATTGAATACAAGGACTTGTGCAAATATCCAGAAAAAACTATGAAATCAATTTATGAGTTTATTAATAAACCATACTACAATCACGACTTTGATAATGTAGAATACTCAAATGAAAATTTTGATTTATCTTGCAATCTTAAAGACCTACATACAGTAAAAAGAAAAGTAGAGTGGATTGAAAGAAGATCTATTTTACCTCAAGATGTTTGGGAAAAGTATTCTAGTATGGAATTCTGGAGACAAACAAATAAGAAATCAACATTAGATTATAACTGATATGAACATTTTAGGACTTTATGGTGGATTTAACTGGAATCCAAATAAATCTGCAGACAAAGATAACCTTGCAACTTGGACTCATGATGCAGGTGTAACATTAATTTCTCATGGAAATCATGTTACTAGTATTTCGGAGGAAAGACTAACCAGAATCAAATATGATGGAAATTTTCCACAAAATTCAATAGATTATTGCCTATCTGCTGGCAATCTTTCTTATGAAGATATTGATTTAGTTTGTGTTCCTTCAATGTGCTTAACTATTTGGTATAAGCAATATTATGAAGGAACTATACATGATAAATTAAATTCAATGTTTCCTGATGCAAAAATTAAATTTGTCTCCCATCATTTAAGTCATGCAGCATCTGCAGTATTCTCTTCTAATTTTAATGAAGGTTCTTTTTTAGTTCTTGATGGTGCTGGTTCACTTTTGTATGCTCATAACTACCAAGATGTAAAACATGTTGAGACTAATTCAATAGGATATTTTAATAAAGAAAAAGGAATTTTTAGATTTTTTCCAGGTCTTCCAAATGTCAATGAATTTGGTTCTTATTATCACTCACTATCTCATAAAATCTACTGTGAAAAAATACAAAAACAAATAAGTGGTTATGATGAAAAATATAGAGAATCTTGGGATGGCAAAATCATGGGTCTTTCTGCCTATGGAAGTCATTTAAAATTCACAGAAGAACTTAAAGATTATCAACTTTCAAAAGATCTTGCTTATGAAGATTTGCCCTATGTAACTTTTGATGGTAGACCTTATAAGGAAAATCATACTTTTAAAAATGCCGATGAAAAGGCATACATTCTTCAAAAAAACTTTGAGTGTGCTTTGTTGGATTATGTAACTGAACTTAAAGAAAAGTCCTATCTTGATGATTATGTTTGCCTTGCTGGTGGTTCATTCCTAAATGTTCTTGGAAATAGTGTTCTAAAACAAAGTGGATTATTCAAAGATATTCATGTTCCGCCATATCCTAATGATGTAGGACTTCATTTTGGTGCTGCTTGTTTTGGTGCATTTCAAAATAAAGAAGAAATTAATTTACCAAATAATATTGCACTTCTTGGAAAGGAATATTCCCAAGATATTATTGAACAAGAACTTCAAAAGTTTGAATTAAATTATAAAAAATATGAGAACTTTGAAGAACTTTGCGAATTTACGGCACAAGAACTCAACAAAAACAAAATCATTGGTTGGTTCCAAAATAGAAGTGAATTTGGTCCAAGAGCATTAGGTTCTAGATCACTTCTTATGCATCCAGGTCCAGCAAAAAATAAGGACATTATGAACTCCAGAGTAAAGCATAGAGAATACTGGAGACCTTTTGCTGGAATTGTTCTTGAAGAACACCTTAATGATTATTTTGAAGAAAACTTTTGTTCTCCTTATATGCTTTACTCTCTTACAGTAAAGGAAGAAAAGAGAGATGAGATTGCTGCAATTACTCATGTAGATAATACTTGCAGAATTCAAACAGTCACTCAAGAACTTCAACCAGAAGTCACTACACTGATTCAAAAATTCAAAGAGGTGTCTGGAATTCCTGTGATTCTTAATACTTCATTTAATGACAATGGAGAACCTATTGTAGAGACACCAGAAGATGCCATAAGAGCATTTAATAATCTTGATATTGATTATTTGGTCATTGGAAATTATATTGTTAAAAAAAGTGAGATTGCTTACTCATGAAACCAATACATGTATTTTTAAGGCATTGCTATTATTCCAAACTCCAAGAACTTCCAACAAGAAACAGACCAGTTTGGTTTAATAAAGAAAAAATATTTGAAAATTTTAAGAATACCATAGACCTTGAACTTGCTGATTATACCATTGTCTATGATGAACACTTTGGACCTATTGAAGATACTTTCCTAAAAGATGAAAAGAATGTAGAAATCATCAATTGCGGAAAAGAAACTACAAGTTTTCTAAAAACTTTAGATATTGTCCAATCTAAAAATTTTCAAGACAATAAAATCATTTATTTTCTTGAAGATGATTATTTACATAGACCAAATTGGTGTAGTGTAATTCTTGAAGGATTAAATGTTAAACAATTCGATATCAGTTATATTAGTTTAACTGACTTTGATTTTCTTTACGGATTTGAGGATTATAATAAACTTATGCACACTAAAACCACTCATTGGAAGTCTTCTAGTGGAACAACAAATACTTTTGCAACTAAATATAGGACTCTAAAGGAAGATTTGGATATTCATAAGCATTATTCATTGAATCCTTGGATTCCAGAATTGGATGGACAAAAAATGCCTGAACATGAGTTTTCAATTGATTTTGATAAGTTTGTTCAATTATTGGCAGAAAGAGATAGATTATTAATTTCTCCCATTCCTGGATATGCAACTCATTGTCAATATGGTAAAGAAATTGCAGATCATTTATCTCCGTGTATCAAGTGGGAAGACTACCTAAATATTCCCAAATCAAAGAATGTTTTGTTATACTCATGAGCACTATAATTACTATTGATGGTGGAGTTGGAAGAGCAGTAGCAGCAATACCAGCACTTCTAAAGTATCATAAGAACCATCCAAATGAAGAGTGGTATGTAATGGTCCATGGTTGGGACTTTATGTTCTGGGGGTTTCCAGAACTCCAAGAAAGAACATTTAATCCCAATGACAAATCAATCTTTAAGGGTTATTTTTGGAATGCAACTAAAATAATCAAACCAGAACCTTATAGTGTTCCTGCATACTATAGAAATGAAATATCATTGAGAGAAGCATTTGATATTGAAATTAATGGTTCCACTGATAAAGATTTACCAGAGATGCAATTAAAACTCTCTATGACTGAAATTAGAAATGGTCATAGGGTCATTGCAGAAGCAAAAAATTACCAAAAGAAAAATAAAACCATAGTCATTCAACCTTATGGAAGTACTGCACTGATGTGTCCATTGGAAATCTTTGATGATAGTTTGAGATCCATTCCTCAAAAAATGTATCTTACTTTAGTTAATAAACTCTCAAAAGATTATAATATTATCTACATGGGAGCAAAGGAGTTTCATGATGGAAAAACATATAAACCAGATCCAGATCCATCTTTAAGAGATTGGGCAGGTGTTATTAAAGTAGCAGATTACTTTATTGGTTGTGATAGTTGTGGTCAGCATTTTGCAAAAGCAGTTGGTCAAAATGCTTCTGTAATGGTTGCAGGAACTCATAAGACTAATGTAACATATCCAGATACATTTCATATTATTGAAAGAGATTGTGAGTTTCATCCAGATGCCATGAGAATTTCACAAATCCAAGCACAACTTTCTTCAAGATTAAATGAGGAAAGAATTATGTTTACTGATGAAGAAATTGAAAGTGCTTATCAAACTATTATTCAAAAAATTGAAGGAAATAAAAAGATAAAAGAAAAGACAGAACCAAGTATAAAATTAAATCAAGAAAATCTACTATATAACTGATTATGAATATTCTATCAATAAATTATGGTCTTCATGATGCTTCTGCTTGTATTTTAAAAGATGGTGAAGTTGCTGTTTATTTTAAAGAAGAAAGATTAAGTAGATCAAAAAGAGATACAGACCCTGTATTGTCTATTATTGATTGTATTAAAAACTTCAAAGAAAAGATTGATTATGCTCTTGTTATTTCATATCCAAATGCAAAAAAATATGCAAAATTGACCAATAAGTTATCAAATACGACAATTGAAAATCTAGTTGAGTTTAGTTACAATCATCATTTGTGTCATGCAAGTCTTGCATTTTATAATAGTGGATTTGAAAAATCTATTGTTGCAGTTGTGGATGGACAAGGTTCAATTTATGCGGATAGTCTAGCAGAATGTGAAACAGTTTATCTTGTATCATATCCAAATAATTTTGAGTGTTTAATTAAAAATTTATCAGTTAATAAAGAACATTCCCATTTTGAAGTGGATGAAAAATACGATAGAAAAATTATTCCTCACAAAAATTACGAATGTAATGTCAATCAAAAAGAAGGTGGTATAGTTAATGTTTATAATACTGCATCAGTTTTAATTTCTCAGGGAGTTCTTGAGAATGGAAAAACTATGGGATTGAGTTCTTATGGATCCAAAATAGACTATCCAAATTTTTTCAATAAAAACTCTCAACCAATTTGGGATTTATTCACGGATAAAAATTCTCACGAAAGGTTGTTTAATGATCATGAAGATAAAGTAACCAAAGAACTTACAGAAGAAAACCATAAATTCTATGCAGATTATGCTTATGAGGTTCAAATTCAAACTCAAGAAGCAGTTGGAAATTTAATTGAAAAGGCAATTCAAAAAAGTGGTTGTAATAATGTTTGTGTAGTCGGTGGTTATGGAATGAATATTGTTGCTAATTATTATTACACACAAAGATTTCCTAATGTGAATTTTTATTTTGAACCTAATGCAGACGATGGAGGTCTTCCTATTGGTGCTGCAATGTTGTATCATCACGCTCTCACAAAAGACAAAACAATTAGACCATTAAAAACTACGGCATTTCATGGTGTTCCTTATAGTGTTTCCCAATACAAAGGAAAAACCGCATCAATAGAGGAGATTGCGAATCTTCTGCAACAAGATAAATCAGTTGCAGTATATACTGGACTTGCTGAAGCGGGTCAAAGAGCACTAGGAAATAGATCAATTTTATTCAATGCACTCAATCCAGATGCAAAGAATATCGTGAACAAAATCAAGAAAAGAGAGTGGTATAGACCATTTGCTGCAATGGTTTTAGAAGAGGACGCAAATATCTATTTTGATATGGGGAGAATAAAATCAAGTCCTTTTATGACAATCTCTTTTCCTGTAAGAGAAGACTATGTTAATATTATTTCAGGAGTAACTCATGTAGATAATACTTGTAGAATACAAACAATTTCTAAGAAGAATGGATATACTTATGATCTTCTTCAGGAATTTAAAAAACTAACAGGTCATGGAATAATTTTAAATACAAGTTTTAATCTTGCTGGAGATCCATTAGTTGAAACTCCAGAAGATGCCTTTAAAACATTAAATCAGTCTTCTCTAGATTATTTGTGGTTTGAAGAAACCCAACAATTATTTCGATAAAATATGAACATTATTGATATACCAGTTTCTATTGGAGAATTATTAGATAAAATTATAATTCTTCAAATTAAAGCAGAAAAAACAGATAATCAATTTGTCCATAAAGAACTTAAAGATCTTATAAAAATTGCAAAGTTTAATAATGTTTATAATGAAGAATATATCAATCAACTAAAAGAAGTAAACTCTACACTATGGGTTGTTGAAGATGAATTGAGAGAATTAGAATCTCAACAAAGATTTGATGATCACTTCATTCAACTTGCAAGGTTGGTTTACACTACCAATGATAAAAGAGCATTTATTAAAAAAGAAATAAATAAAAAATATAACTCTACTTATCAAGAAGTAAAGTTATATTCCAATAAATAGTCTAACAATTGATTTCTAACAATGACAGTAGAAAGATTTATTCCAGAAGATCCATATAGTCCACCAAATATTCCTGTGGATGAAATGAACCTTGGTTCTTATGTATATCAAGGCAAATATCTTTATGCAATTCTACCACTTCCTTGGTATCCTGTAGATTCTGGTGACACTAAAGATAGATTTGATTTAAGAGTTCTTCCAGATACTGAACTTGCAGCACTTGGATGGACTCCAGCACCTGCACAACCAACTTTTGACTCAGAAACAGAAATCTGTCAGTGGGATGAAGAAGTTGGTAACTGGGCAGTATCTCCAATTCCAACTCCAGAAGAACCAGCAGAATGATTAAATGACTTTTGAAATTATAGATAATGTTCTCACTGAAGATGAACTAAAACCAATCAGGGAAATCATGTTTAATTCGGGATTTCCCTGGAATTTTACTCCAGTGGTATCATCATTAAATGATAGTGATGATACTATCATGGGATCTTATTATTTTACTCATACTTTTTATAATAAATTTTATGCTGATGAGTTTTGTCCTGTTTTTGCTCCAATCCTGAATAAAATTAATGTAAAAGCATTAATGAGAGTTAAAGGTAATTTGTATACCTCAACAGAAAAACTCATACATCATAATAACCATTGCGATTTCCAATTTGAACATCGTGGTGCTATCTTTTATTTGAATACTAATAATGGACTAACTGTTCTTGAAGATGGTACTGAAGTTCAATCAGTAGAAAACAGATTACTTTTATTTGAACCACACAAACCTCATCATAGCACTACATGCACTGACTCGCAGTGTAGAATGAATGTAAACTTTAATTTCTTTTAACAATGAATAAGAATGATATTGTCTCTCCAGTTTCTTATAATGTCAATGATTTTCCATTTTTGACTTATGAACAACTTGCAGTTCTAAGACTTGAAGTTGCGGAAAGACTTACGAGACAGATGAGTGATGAGGAAAGATTTAAGTACATCAGCGATCACATTTTTCATAGTTTGCCTTTGGAGCATATTGAGTTGCAAGGAACATTGATTAGAGCAGGTGCTGGTGAATTACTTGACCAAATACTGAAAGAAATACTTGGTGAGGACTATAAGATAACTGCAAAAAAGACCTCTGAAATACGAAGAGAAAATGGTGATCCTCCATTGTGAAGACACTTTAAAAACTGGCACACTGACCCACTAAATCGATTTTGGTGGGTTTTATAGTATGTGAGTACAGAACGAAACCAATGAGGTACTCCAATCTAGATCGACTGCTTTTTCTTGGATCCCTGGTGTGGATGATTCACTGGGTAACAAAAGTTACTGAAGCAGTTTTGAATGCATTATTCTGATGCTCACATTATATACTACTGGGTACAATTATAGCAAGAAACGTTGTACCAAAATCGTTGAATGGTTCATCACTAAAGAACTTCCACATCATAAACTTGAGATTACAGTTAATCATCGAGGAATGTTGCGCGAAGGAGTTTGGGGTTGGGTTGGTGTGACTGATTGTGATTATCGTCCACGTTCATTTGAAATTGAATTGCACAATCAAATGGATTCGGAGCACTATACAAGAACCCTTCTACATGAACTGTGGCACGTCTATCAGCACGTTATGGGGGATCTTAGGGATAAGTATGGAAAGAGGCACTGGAGGGGCATAGACCACTCTCTCACAGACTATTCTGAACAACCATGGGAAGTACAAGCATTTCAAATGGAACAAGTCCTCTATGAGGAATTCCTAAACCACTTGACAGACACCCAACAATCTCTGTAGACTACCTTTGTTGGGTTTGATGACCATCATCTAAACACTCTTAAAACCACAATGAAACTCAAGAAAAACCTTATCAACGTTCAACCAAAGAGTTCAAAGGCTAAGAACAGATTTGTGAACCAAATGGATAAACTTCATGCAATGGAGGTAGAACAGGAAACTGAGACTCAACTCTTTGTTGTTTCTATTAATCGTAAGTACTGTTTTTGGATGAATAAAGAAAACGATCCTCATTGGAGTATTATTAAATGATTGGATTGATTGCTGCACTTACTTGCGGTACGACCACGTACTATGGTTTGAACGATAATACTCATGGAAAAACTACTGCAAACGGTGAGCGGTTTGATGCTTATTCTTGGACTGCAGCTAGTCCTCATCTACCTATGGGTACACGCATACGGGTGACAAACCAAGATAACGGTAAACAAGTTATCGTTCGTGTGAATGATCGTGGTCCTTATTCTCATGCGGATCTAGATCTTTCTTATGCTGCTTTTGCTCATATAGAATCACCAAAAAAAGGAAATGCTGTCGTTTGTTGGAGGGTTGTTGGATGAAAAAACTGATTGTTCTTGCTGCACTTTTGTTTTCCTCTCCTGTCTTTGCACAAGAGGTTAAAACATATCGCCCATTTCGATATGAAACTGCATGTGGAATTGAAAAAGATGATCAATTCTATGATGATACTTGTGTGGTAATTGAAACACGAGAATCAAATGGTGCTCTACGCACTCGTAATATCTTTTCCAATCGCTTTGGATTGACAATCAAATCACGTTTTGATAAAGAAAAAGGTTTCGTTCAGTGGGACTCTCATAATAAATTTGAATATTCTTGGTCATATAAATCTGGAGGAATTGGATGGACTATGGTAATGCCCGGATTCCTAGTAGAAAATATTTCTTGGGACTAAATAACTCTGCCTGATTAAGGTTAACTGCAATTTATCTTTTCAGGTTAAAAGAGAGGGTGACCTCTCTTTTTTAATATAAATATCTTTGCAGTTAACCTTATAATTACGATGCCTAAAGGCATAATTTACTGTGCTCATTGTATTCCAACAGGAAAAAAATATATTGGAAAAACACTTAAGTGTTTAGAGAGAAGAAAGTCCTCACACAAAAGTGCTGCAAAGTATGAAAAAAGAAATTTAAAATTTTATAATGCTATAAAAAAATATGGATGGAATTCTTTTATATGGGGAGTAATTGAAGAATGTGATGTAGAATTACTAAATGAGCAAGAAGTATTTTGGATAGACAAATATAATACCTACTATAAAGGATACAATTCTACTTTAGGAGGTGACGCAACAAATCCAACTTGCTTTAAAAAATTTAAATTTAAATCTCCTAATGGGGAAATATTAGAAGGAGAAAATATTGCAGAATTCTGTAGAAACTATAATTTAAGTTCTTCATCAATGGGATGTGTTTTATCTGGAAAAAGAAAATCTCATAAGGGTTGGACATTACCCGAAACCAAAGTTTATGGATATGAATTAAGAACACTCAAAATTGAAAGAGAATTTACAATACAAAGTCCTGATGGTACGATTATAACTGGTAAAAATGTAACAAAATTTTGTAATCAATATAATTTAAACCCTGCTAGTATAATTAATGTTTTAAATGGAAAGTATAAATCATATAAAAAATGGAAACTTACAAAAACAAATTTAATAAGTCATAAATCTAGAATTGAAAAAATATCAAAAGAATTTGTTATTATGAGTCCCGATCAAACTATTATAAAAGAAAAAAATATTAAAGAATTTTCTAAAAAATATAATTTAATTCCTGGAGAAATATCAAGAGTTTTGTCTAAAAAAATAAAATCCCATAGAGGTTGGAAATTACCAACAATAGATACAAATCAAAACGTGAGCTGGGATTAGTCTATTAAATAGTAATCAAATACAAAAGTAAAAATGAACGAAGAATCTCAAATTGACAAGTGGAATCGTGGAGTGACTCTTTTTGAAGAAAGTGTGTTGAAACCTGATTCAGAACTTCGTAACTGTGCTCATAACCAACTTTGTTTTCACGAGTTGATGGCAGTTCGTGAACAAGTTCTGCAATATCTTAAGACTCTAAGACAATGAGTTCATATACATTTTGGTTTGCTATTTTTGCTTTGTTTACCTATTTCATAGTTACGGATAATAGTGTAGCGAGGGCATTTTATATGCTAACTCAACTGGCAAAAGTACAATATGAAAAAACAAAATGGTGGATACTGCATAATCCAGCAAATCCAATTGTAAAGTATTTGATATGGCGTAAGTCTATGAAACTTGCAGAAGAACTCATGAGGGAGTTTGAGGAAAAACAATGAAATATCTCATTCTCCTCTTACCTTTTATCACTCTTCCTGCAAGTGCAATTACTTGGAAAGAATTTTGGGAACCTTTTGAACCAAGAGTTTATTATAGAGAACCAGTTTGCACTGGAGTTGTGTATCGTGAGGAATATGTTCCAGGAGATAGGTGGAGACCTGGATATGTAAGATCTTGGAAAGAAAGAGTAAGAGTTCCTTGTTGGCCCAGATATTGAACTGTCACAAGACCCCTTGATTTCTGATTGAAGGGGTCTTATAGTATGTGCGTACAAATCAAGATCAATGACCTACAAAGCAAAACTCAAAGTTCAATTTGATACTGAATGGACTCCTACTTATGGTGGGTCTGGAATGTATGATGATGAAACTCTTCCTGAGGAGCATTATACTTTTGAGATTCCTTGTGAAGACATTAACACTATTCAACTGTTCCGTTTTTTTGGAACGATTGCCCGCACAATGGGACATAATGAAATTGGTATTATGAAAGGTGCTTGTTCGCTTGCATTTAATGATACGCGAAGTGAAGAGGATATGAAAAAGATTGCTTATGAGTTTGACCTTAAACTCTCTGAAGAGTATTCAAAAGAATTTGCTGAGATGCAGGATGAGATTTATGATCTGAAAGCAAAACTCTCACGTTTTGAGAATCCTGATAATCCTCAATATACTGATGAGGAAATGGATGCAATGACAGCAGAACAGTATAAGTATAAAGGATGGAATGGTCTTGTTCCTGGTTCTCCTGAAGCAGTTGAAAAAAATTGTAAGTGCCCTGTAATGGATAATGAAGATATGCCTGAGGATCGTAAATGGGTAAATGGTGATTGTCCTCTTCATGGTAAAGCAAAATGAAACTTCTTCAATATGGCGTGAGAAACGATTACGGCCGAGAATACTATATGACTCTTTGTACTGG